GAGGGGGAAGTGGATGCTATGTCCCTCTATCAAATCTTCAAGGATCATAACAAAGGAGGAGCTTATGCGCACCTCGATCCCGCTGTGGTATCCCTGCCTCATGGTGCTGGCAGTGCTTCTCGTGATCTTACTAAGCATCTTAAATCCATAAGAGAGCATTTCAAGGAAGTAGTTTTAGTCTTTGATATGGACAAGGCAGGCAAGAAAGCTGCTGAGGATGTAATGCTCATCATCCCCGATGCTGTTGTTGCTGCTCTCCCCGCTAAGGATGTCAACGACTGCCTTATGGAGGGGCGCAGTAAGGCATGTTACAACGCTATCCAGTTCAATGCTAAGAAGCCCAAGAACAGCCGTATCGTGTCTGGGAACGATTTGCATGAGCAGGCTAAGGTAGCGGCTGTCTATGGCGTTTCATGGCCTTGGAGGCACGTTACAGAGGCTACAAGGGGCATTCGCTTAGGGGAAACCATCTACATTGGTGCTGGACAGAAGCAAGGTAAGAGTGAAGTGGTAAATACCCTTGCTGCCCACTTCATCAAGGAGCATGGCTGGAAGGTGTTCCTGTGTAAGCCAGAAGAATCCAACAATAAAACATACAAGCTAGTGGCTGGTAAGCTCACTGGTAAGTTTTTCCATGACCCCACAAAGCAATTTGATGAGGCTGCATACGACAGAGCAGGAGAAATCCTGGAAGACAAGCTGTTTATGTTAAACCTCTATCAGCACATGGGATGGGAGAGTTTGAAGACGGATATTCGTGAAGCGGCATTAGATGGCTGCAAGGCTATCATCATCGACCCAATCACCAACCTAACCAATGGAATGAATGCAGCAGATGCTAACACAAAGCTTCAAGAGATTGCGCAAGAGCTTGCCGCTATGGCTCTTGACCTCAATGTGGTTATATTCATCTTCTGTCACCTTAGGAATCCTGATGGCGGCCCTCCTCATGAACGTGGGGGTGAAGTCCTTAGTAGTCAGTTCGCTGGCTCTCGTGCTATGGCTCGTAGCTGTAATTACATGTTGGGATTGGAAGGGAACAGAGACTCAAACCTCACCCCCGAAGAGCGAAACATGCGAACACTCGTGCTGCTCGAAGACCGAGAGTTTGGAGAAGTAGGGCGTTACAAGCTGTATTGGGACAACCAAACTGGCCTTTTTAACGAAATTAATCAATAACCTTGTCGAGAACCTAGCAAGTCTTCGATAATAGACATTCCCTTTAGGAGAAACATGCACACCCTCATTGAACAACACTTCCTCACCCACCGACGTAACCTAGTAAAGCGTATGTCCTTTGCTGCTGGTGATTACGCTGAGGACGTAGTACAGGAAGCCTATTGCCGTGCTCTTAAATATTCCAAGAGTTACAAGCCTGAGTTTAGCTTGGAGAAGTGGATTAGCCAAATCCTCAACAACGCTCTCCGAGAGCATAAGAACACAGAGAAGGGCTTCTCAACTGTCACCTTTGAAGAGGATGACCAAGAGGGTGTGGGCTGCACTGGTATGTCTGAGCGCACTATGGATGAGGTTTATCGAATCATCTCTACTAAGGCGCTTGTGCAGAAGGAAGTGCTGACATACCACTTCCAACAGGGATACACAGCTAAGGAGGTGTCAGAGCTTACAGACTATACGTATGCTAATTGCCACCAAATCATTCTACGGTTTAGACAAGAGCTTAAGGGGTTGTATGGAAAAGATTGAGCGTTGGGATACTGTTGGTCATGATTTTGACCATGAACCCTGTGCTGATGGGGATTGGGTTACATATGAAGACCATGAGCGTATTGTGAGAGAGGCTTACCAACAGGGTTTTGACAACGGGTATCAAAGGGGTCGAGATAAGGAAGATTACATCAACAATCCTACAGGTTCTTAATGCGTATTGCCTTTGCGGATTGGGAGGCTAATGGATTTCTCAATGTCGTCACCAAGGCGCATTGTGCTGTATTCAAAGAGAAGGACACAGGGCTTGTCTCTAAGTTCCGTCCTCATCAAATTAAAGAAATGCTTGAGTATTTGAATACAGTGGATGTTCTCATTGGGCACAACATACTTGGGTATGACCTCCCACTTCTGGAGAAATTGTATGGATACACGTATTCAGGAAAGAAAGTTGACACGCTTGTTATGTCAAGGCTTCTCAATCCAAGGCGTCAAGCACCCTTCAATTGTCCTAATAAAAAAGCTCCGCACTCCATCGAAGCATGGGGATACCGAGTTGGTAGAGGTAAGCCTGAGCACAACGACTGGGAGAATTTCTCGGAAGATATGTTACATCGGTGTGCCGAAGACGTAGAAATCCTTGCCCTCGTTTACGAGGAACTCCTAAAAGAAATGAAGGGTGGCGATTGGAAGAATGCCATGCTCCTCTCCTTCAAACTCTTTGAAAACTTACAGAAGCAGGAAGCTTATGGATGGCTAGTTGATCGGCCACACATGGACAAATGCATCTCTCAATTGACAGGGTGGATTAGGCGTATTGATAACGTCATCACTCCTCGTCTCCCCCTCATACTGGAAATCAATGAAACAAAGCAGCACGGAATCTACAAACACGTATCAAAGCCGTTCCTTAAGAGCGGTAAGTATTCTCAGAGTGTGCTCGATTGGTGTACTAGCTCTGGTTATCGGGCTGATGACGCTCCCGTTGGTGGCCCTTTTAGTAGGGTGTCTTTCAGATACACCGATCTAAATAGCCGTGATGAGACGGTCAACTACCTCCTGTCTGTAGGATGGGAGCCTCTTGAGTGGAATACGAATGACAATGGAGAACGAACAAGCCCTAAGCTTAGCAAAGATGATCCGTTTGAAGGGATTGATGGAAAAGCTGGCAGACTTGTGGCTAGAAGGGTTCAATGCCGACACAGAAGAAGCTCTATTGAAGGATTACAGAAGCTCGTCCGTGACGATGGAAGAATACCTTCAAGCGTTAACACTCTTGCAGTTACAGGTAGAGCAACGCACAGAAACATTGTAAACATCCCCAAAGCAGGTAGCTTCTTTGGAAAGCAGATGCGCAAAATCTTCACCTCGAAGCCAGGATGGGTGTTGGTTGGAACAGACTCCGATCAATGCCAACTGCGAATGCTTGGTGGGCGCATGGGTGACGCTGCTTATATTCAAGCTCTTGTAGATGGGGATAAGGCTCTAGGCACTGATGTACACAGCCTCACAAGGCGCATTGGTGAACTGGAAAGTAGGGACTTGGCGAAGAACGTAATGTATTGTCTCCTGTTTGGTGGTGGTGATGCAAAGCTAGGGAAGACCGCAAAGAAGCCGGGACAGGGTAAAGAACTCCGAGATAAGCTGTACAACGGGTTCGATGGTCTGGGAGCTTTAATGGAGCGTCTTACGGCTGAGTGGAGAGCCTCTGCTAAGAAGAAATACAATGCACAGTTTAGGCGTATGGAATACTTCGATGGCACGATTAAGGGCCTAGATGGGCGTCCTATACGTATCCCTAGTGAGCATCAATTGCTTGTGTATCTCTTGCAATCTGATGAAGCCATTATGATGACGGCAGCATACAACAAGTTTTGTAAGGAGATGGCTAATGTGTACGTGTGGGGGAGAGACTATGGTGTCTTATGCTGGTATCACGATGAGTACACCGTTGAATGCAGGCCAGAGATTGCTGAGAGAGTACAGAAGATTGCGGAGGAAGCAATTGAATGGGCAGGGCGATATTACAAAATACCATGCCCCCACGTTGGACAAGGAAAAATTGGAAAGAACTGGTATGACATTCACTGATGAACAGATTAAAGAACAGAAAGAATTTGTAAAGGCTCTTAATTACCGAGTAGAGCGTATGGCAGATGAATTGGCAGAGGAAGAGAAATGCTATTTTGATGTTGTGGCTCAGCGTAATAAACAACGCTCTCTTCTTGAAACAATGGAGTCAAACAAAGCTACATGAACGTCCTAGTAGCTTGTGAGTATAGCGGTACTGTTAGGGATGCGTTTAAGGCTTTAGGACATCATGCTGTGAGTTGTGATTTTCTCCCTACAGATGTTCCGGGGCTACATTACAAAGGCGATGTGTTTGACATTATGGACGAAAGGGATTTGTTTAATCAACCTTGGGACCTAATGATTGCCCATCCTCCCTGCACCTACCTAAGCGTATCAGGACTCCATTGGAACAAGCGTGTCCCTGAGAGAGCCGCTAAGACAGAAGAAGCATTAGCATTTGTACAGAAGCTTATGGATGTAGATATTCCAAACATCTGCATTGAGAATCCCGTAAGCTGTATCAGTAGTCGTATTAGGAAACCAGATCAGATTATACAGCCATATGAGTATGGTCATGACGCTTCAAAGCGAACATGCCTGTGGCTTAAGAATCTACCTCCCTTGAAGCCCACAAACATTATCGACCCCCGGATTGTAAATGGGAAGGCACGTTGGGCCAATCAGACGGATAGTGGACAAAATGTCCTCCCTCCTAGTGCAGACAGATGGAAAATCAGAAGTAAAACTTATGAGGGTATAGCAGCCGCTATGGCCCTTCAATGGACTGAATATCTAAAGGAATACAATGGCAATTAACGCTAAAAAAGTAGCTGGTAACGGTGGTGGTGATCGTGTTGAGCAACCAAACATTGAGCCGGGTGTCTATCCCGCTCGCTTAGTGCAAGTGATTGACTTGGGTGTTCAGCCTCAACGGCCTTACAAGGGCGCTGATAAACCACCAGCACAAGAGATTATGCTTACCTACGAACTCGTTGATGAGTTTATGAAGGATAAGAATGGTGATGACGTAGAGGACAAGCCACGTTGGGTGTCTGAGAACTTCGTCCTCCACAATCTGAAAGCTGACTTGGCTAAGAGTACAAAGCGCTATCTGGCTTTCGACCCTACTGAGGAGTATGACGGTGATTGGGCTAAATGTGTGGGTCAGCCAATCAATGTCACCATCGTTCAGAATAAGAATGGAGATAAGATTTACGACAACGTAGCCAACCTCTCGGCAATGCGTCCTAAGGATGCTGCTAATTGTCCAGAGCTTGTCAATCCAACTAAGCTGTTTGACTTGGATGATCCTGATATGGAAGTGTTCGCAGCACTGCCTAAATGGATTCAGGACAAGCTTACGAGCAATCTGAACTACAAGGGTAGCGTACTGGAAGAGAAGGTCGCTAAGGCCCCTCAGGAGGCTCCTAAAGAGGAGAAGAAAGAGAAGGTTAAGAAGGTAAGAGAGCAAGCTCCTCCACAAGATGATGATGAGGACAACCCTTATTAATGCAACCTCTAATCGACGGAGACATCCTAGTCTACGAGGTTGGATATGCGGCTGAGGCAGCTTGGAAATACATTAACGAAGGGGTGGATGTTGAGGAACATCCTCCTCCCTTTGATCGTGTTGCCGATATGTTTGATAATCTTGTTAGTCATATCAGTGCCGTTGTTAATGCTACTCAGCCTCCAATCATTTTTCTCACAGGTAAAAAGAACTTCCGGTATGAAATAGCCAAGCGAACTCCTTACAAAGAGAGGGCTGGTAAGAAACCATATCATTACAAGAACCTCCTAGCTTACGTAAAGGGTAAATATGATTATCGGATCACCGAAGGGTTGGAGGCTGATGACCTCATGGCAATTGAGCAGACAAAAAGGCCCGAGGAAACAATCATCTGTACGAGAGATAAAGACTTACGTAGTGTACCGGGCTGGCATTATGGTTGGGAACTGGGGAATCAACCACAGTTTGGGCCGGAACTCGTTGAGACGCTTGGTAGAATCCAACTCTCAAATGACCGTAAAAAGCTCAAGGGGGTCGGTATATTATTCTTCTATTCCCAATGCCTCACGGGGGATACAGTTGATTCCATACCGGGACTCCCCAAGACAGGCCCAGTCAAAGCGTATTCGATCCTTGAACATGCGAAGACAGAAGAGGAAGCATTTCGATCCGTACTATCAGCTTACAAAGATAAATACGGAGAAGAAGCACAATCCGAATTGCTGGAACAAGGGCGTCTATTGTGGATGACCCGTTCATTAAACGAGGACGGAAGTCCTATCTTATGGGAGTTTCCTAATGTGGGAGACAACGAGGGTTTGGGATTGCTGGTTGAAGAGGTGGGTTTGTGAACACTGTAATAGAGACCCAGGAATTAAATACATCAGCACAGGTCACGATCACACAGATTATTCATACCACCTCTGTTCCTGTGCTGGTGCTAAGGCCAATGGTAAACATGAGGATGATTTAAATTGAGAGAATTCAATGGAGGGGATTGGACGCCAGCTAGATTCAATTCCTTTGTGAAGAGTGCCCTACGTGCTGCTAGTAGACGTTGGCCTCCTAAATACAAATGTCTTAATGATGCATTCGTAATTCAACAGACGAACGTTAAGACTGGCCGATTGGCTAAGCATTATAAGTGTAATGAATGTAAAGGGTTGTTTGTAGGTGCTGATGTCCAAGTGGACCACATCTGCCCCCTGATTGACCCCACTGTCGGATTCCTCTCTTGGGATTCCGTCATCAATAATATGTTTTGTGAAGCTGACAACCTCCAAGTGTTGTGTAAGGGCTGTCACTCATTAAAAACCTCTGCTGAGAAGCAGCTTGCGAAAGAAAGAAAAGCTAATGCTAAATAAAGATATGTTCAAAGGTTTCTCCCTGTTCAATGACATCGAAGACGTAGATTTACGCAATCGTAATCGTGCTGTAGTTCTTGCTAACATCGCTGAGGACAATACACGTAACAAGATGATTAGTCCTAAAGGCGCTGGCCTTATTCTGGGCTACTTCGGTTTGGTTCCTCCTGAGGAGCGTGAGGAAGTGAAAGATCGCTTCACTGTGAATATGCTCCAGCGTGGCTTTAGCCTCTCCCTGTAATGGAATTTGACAACCAACCTGCTCCTATCCCCAATAAACGACAAGGCTCTTGGGAGATAGTCGTTGAGGATATGAAGAAACGTAATGAGTTTGGCATTGCTAAATATGGCACTCCCCTCCAAGCATTCAATGGGCGTGATGCCCTTAAGGATGCTTATGAGGAGGCGCTAGACCTGTGTGTCTATCTGAGAACAGCTATGGAGGAACGTGATGGACTTTATTGAAACAGCAATCCCTCATGTGTGGCAACACACTAAGAGTGGCTTGTACACGTTTAGTGATGAGACTAGTAACTTCGTAGGGATGTATTGGACAGAAGAAGAAGCCATGTTGGCGCTTAACAAATACGTACGAGATATGAAAAGGTATTACGATTGAAAATCGCCCCTATCCAAGTAACATATATCAACCATTGTGGGGATGATCTTAGCGTAGTTAATGCTGCTAGGGTGAGCTTTGAGAAGGAGAGTGATTGGGAGTGGGTAAGTGATACAAGCAAAGATGATCCAGATGTGGGTTATGAACACTTTGAACCAGTCCTCTCTCAGGGGGATCAAAAGCTCATCACATATCTAGCCAAACACAAACACTTCTCCCCATTCAATCACGCCTTCCTTAGCTTCCGTATCAAGGCCCCCATCTTCGTAGCTAGGCAGCTTGTTAAACACAAATTCATGCCTTGGAATGAAGTGAGTAGGCGGTATGTTGATTCGGAGCCTGAGTTCTTCAAACCGGAGGCATGGCGTGCTAAAGCAGACAATGTGAAACAGGGTAGTAGTGAATCGGAGATCAAAGAGGTCAGTTTTCCTTTTGTGGATTACGGCAGCTATGGAAGCTTTGAAGACTATATCGAAATCTGCTTAGCTAACTACAACAATCTCCTGACATTAGGGGTATGTGCAGAGCAAGCCCGGCTGGTTCTTCCTGTTACAACAATGACCGAATGGATTTGGTCTGGTACGTTAGGTGCATTTGCTGACATGCTCCATCTACGTCTTGATCCTCATAGTCAGAAAGAAAGCAGAGATGTGGCTAATATGATTTATGAGCAAGCTCTTCCTCTGTTCCCTGTATCTCTTAAAGCACTGTTGGAGAATAAATGAGCACCTATTACGTTAGTCAATTCTACGATGGATACCAAGAGATGTGGGGTGTGTTCCTTGACGGACTCCTCCAATTCGAATTCTTCGATGAGCGTAACGCAATCTCCTATTGCGACCACCTAAATGAAAATGATTATTAATGACTAAAATCCTAATTCTTGACATTGAAACCGCACCAACAGCAGCTTATGTTTGGGGTGTGTGGGATCAAAACGTAGCAATGAATCAAATCATCAAACCTGGCTACATCCTCTCCTACGCTGCTAAATGGCTAGGTGGTGCTTGGACTCAGTGTCAATCCCTGAACAACTGTACTAAAGAACAGATGCTCAAAGGTGTGTATGACCTCCTCAATGACGCAGACGTAGTAATCCATTATAATGGTAAGAAGTTCGATATTCCTACATTGAATCGGGAATTCATTCTAATGGGTTTGAAACCACCATCAGGCTTTAAGCAGATTGACCTCCTCCCTGTCGTACGTCAGCAATTCAAGTTCCCACATAACAAACTAGACTACGTAGCTAAGGCTCTGGGTGTAGGTGGTAAGATGAAACATGCTGGCTTTGATATGTGGATTGGCTGTATGCATGATGATGCTGAGAGTTGGAAAATGATGGAGGCATACAACGTAGAGGATGTCGCTATCACCGAAAAGCTCTACCTTAAAATCCTCCCTTGGATTCGTAATCATCCTTATGTAGGCTTGCATAATGACCAACCAGGCGCTGTATGCCCTAATTGTGGTGGTGTACACCTTGAGCGTAGAGGCTTTAGTTTCACTGCTGCTGGTAAGTATCAGCGCTATCAGTGCAAGGATTGTGGTACGTGGAGTAGGGATAAGAAGAATGTAGCTGCTAAGCAAGAGATTGTGAGGGCTGCATAATGCTTAGTAACTACCAGAGCGTAATCAAACAGTTTGCCATCTACCCCGATGCCGGTACAGGCTCCACACAAGAACTCTCCTACCTTGCCCTCGGGCTTGGTGGAGAAACTGGTGAGGTGCTGGAGAAAACTAAGAAGCTCATTCGTGACTTCTACTTCAATAAAGAGGAAGTAGCAAAAGAGCTTGGTGATGTCCTGTGGTATCTGGCGCAATACGCTAGTGCTATTGGATATACGCTAGAAGAGATTGCAGAAAACAACGTACGTAAGCTTACAGACCGTCAAGAGCGTAATGTCTTGAATGGCAGTGGGGATAACCGATGAGCTTTCTAAAGTTCATTAGCCGTAAAGAGCCTGTAACCCTCTCGGAGCTAGCTACGATATTTGCTGTCTCCTACTCTATCACTTGCGTAGTCCTCTTTGGGATTACTGCTTACTATCTATTCTAAATAGGAACTAATGACAAAACAACCATCGCTGCGTAGTCAGCTTATTACTCGCCGTACCTACAATCGTCCGCTTGATGAAGCAGGTACGGTATTTGAAACCTTTGAGCAGACAGTTGATCGTGTCATTGGGCACCAGAAATGGTTGTGGAATCGTGCTGCTGTAGCCGATACTTCTGAAGTTCTTATCTATAAAATGGAAGATGAACTCGATGAACTCCGAACCCTCATGCTCGACCGTAAGGTACTTATGTCCGGTCGTACTCTCTGGCTTGGCGGTACGGAAGTGGCTAAGCGCCGTGAAGCATCGCAGTTTAATTGCAGCTTCACCAACGTCGAGACCATCCATGATGTTGTTGATGTTCTATGGCTTCTTATGCAGGGATGTGGTGTGGGGTTCCGCCCCATCGTGGGGCAGCTTACAGGCTTCCAAAAGCCCATCCAAGACATTGAAATCATTCGATCAGAGCGTAAGGAAAAAGGTGGAAAGCAAGAGAACACAGAAACCTTTGTTGACGGCGTGTGGACAATCCAAGTCGGAGACAGTGCAGAAGCATGGTCCAAGAGTATCGGTAAGCTGGTCTCTCATAAGTTTCCCGCCAATAAACTTGTACTCGATTTCTCCCAGATTAGACCAGCAGGTGAAAGGTTAAAAGGATATGGATGGATTAGCTCGGGTGATGCATCTCTTGTTACTGCTTACACTAACATTTTTAATATCCTTAATCGCAGGGCTGGCAGTCTTCTTACTCGTATTGATATTCTCGATCTAGTTAATTGGCTGGGCACTGTTCTCAGTTCACGTAGGTCAGCAGAGATTGCACTGTTTGAATACGGAGAAGATGAATGGGAAGAGTTCGCAGTAGCTAAGCGTAATTGGTGGGAAGAGAACGTACAGCGTGCTCAGAGTAATAATAGTTTGTTGTTCAAACACAAACCGGCTAAAGTAGAGCTAGCTCACATCTTCGGGCTGATGGTAGAATCTGGGGGCAGTGAACCAGGTTTTATTAACGGTCAAGCAGCCACTAAGCGTGCCCCTTGGTTCAAGGGCGTCAATCCTTGTGCGGAAATCTTGCTTGGCAACAAGTCTTTCTGTAACCTTACGGAGGTGGATGTTGCGAAATTCAAAGGTGATTCCGCAGGATTGCGAAGAGCTGTGCACATTGCTGCACGAGCTAACTACCGACAAACGTGTGTTAATCTGCTTGACGGAGTATTACAAGAAGCATGGCACCTCAATAACAGCTTCTTACGACTGTGTGGAGTTGGTCTTACAGGTATCGTACGTAGGCCGGACCTTAAGGGTTACGACTACTCGGAACTTGAACGAACAGCCACGGGAGGAGCTTATGGAATGGCTGATGAACTTGGGCTTCCACGTCCGAAGAACGTCACAACTATCAAGCCCTCAGGAACCCTTAGCAAGGTTATGGATACTACAGAGGGGGTACATAAGCCATTGGGACGATATATCTTCAACAACGTCAACTTTGGGAAATTTGATCCTCTCGTACCCTTGTGCAGAGCGGCAGGTTATAAAGTCGTTGATAATCCTACAGACCCGGAAGCTGTTCTTATTACGTTCCCTGTTAAATGGGATGACGTCCCGTTTGAGAAAGTTGACGGACTCGATGTAAATCTAGAATCAGCCATTAGCCAGTTGGAACGGTACAAGATGCTGATGGCAACATGGTGTCAGCAAAATGTATCTGCGACTATTAGTTATGATGTTACTGAGGTTCCAGCTATCGTTGATTGGTTGTTTGATAATTGGGATAATTATGTTGGGGTATCTTTCCTGTTCCGCACTGATCCAACTAAGACAGCTAAGGACTTGGGGTATCTCTACCTTCCTCAGGAAGTAGTAAGTAAGGAAGCCTATGACGCTTATGCCGCTGTGATCCAGCCTATTGAGCTTAATAAGGCTAATGACATTGACGCGGTATTAGAGGATGATTGTTCTTCTGGTGCTTGCCCAATTCGTTAAACAAAAAAAAAGCCCCTCCTTAGATTTCTCTAGGGAAGGGCTTCTCTCCTCAACAGGGTATTCTCCCTGTCAAATTCCAATTACACAGTTTCTAACACACCATACCCCCAGAGATTCCCATTAGTAGAAATCACCTTAGCAGGGTTCAAGATAACAGGACCCCTCTGGATAGCAACACGCATCCCATCAGGTGCTTTCGATTTCACCTGACGTGGGCGAGAATACCTAAACTTCATGTTGCCATTAGCTGTTGCTACGTTGGCTCCAGCATAGTCTTGGAATACCACTTGGAACGTTGTCCCTGTGACCGTGGAACCTGACGCAGGCAGATACGTACCTCCAACCCCATCGACCGAGACAGCCTTGGTATCAGTTCCTAAGTTCTCATGCGTGACGGTGAGGACACCAGCGGAGAATGTACAAGTTGGCACACTGATGTTAGGGGTTGATACTGTCCAATCATTCTGTCCGGGGCCAGTCCACACAATATATCCCTCAAAATCAGCATGTGATGTTCCGATGACAGAAGTTCCCCCATAGGACATACGCACATCAACTCCCGGAACAGCACTTCCACCAGCAGCTTGTGTGAGAACTGTCATGGTTGGTGGGTGACTCCCACTACCTTCCTTGTGAGTGATGGTGAAAGTAGAGCCATCCCCAGAGGAAGCAATGGTTGTATCAGTACCCGGTCCAAACCAAGGGTTACACCCATCGCTGGCACCAAACGCCCATACGCCAGCAGTCTTCTCCACCCAACATGCAAATGGCAGGAACATTTTGATATCACTATATGCAAGTCCAACAGATGGGCCACAAGTCATACCAAGGGCAGCCATAGTCTCATCTGTCCCCACAATGTGAGTGAGTACCCTGACTCCTGTAACGCCATAATTCACACGGAGGACATCCCCCACCACCTCAACAGTGGACATTCCCGTAGGACGGTGATCTACATCATCAATGTAAGCCCATCCTGATCCTCCGTTTCGAACTACATACCCAAAGGCCCGATAAACCTTTCCCTCATCACCCCTCATTGTAGCTGCCAAGCCACTCCCCACTGATCCGGGGATGTAGTTGATGGACGGGTTGTAACCAACCAAACCTGCCCCTGTGGGGGCTGCTAACAGTCCAGAGTACCCCTCTGTAACAATGTCATGAATGTCTTGTAAGCGTGCGGCTTCACTTGGGAAGAATGGTGCGGGGAGGTTATAAATCCTCTTCCCGTTCATATCCAAATCCACATTCATCTCATTAGGACTTCCCGTATCATTGTCCCGATACAGCACTTCGTTGTTGAGAGCATCTTCCACCTTGGCGAAATTAGCATTCACCTTCGTTACATCATAAGTACCAAGTACCGTATTCAGTACAATTTTATCTGCCATTATAAATCTTTCCAATATTGTTTTTCTACATCATTCAATTGACCTGTTCCAAGAACCTGACGCTTGACATCATTGAGTGGTTTCGTACTACCCCCCACCAAATCCCTCCAATAGACATTCTCATCCAAGCGATCGTTGAATGCTCCCACCTTACCAGCCAATCCTCTCTTAGCATATATGACATCATTGTATGCGCCATATACAGTCCCTAGGGCACCTCCTGATTGCCGCGTAATAGGAGCCACCCCACTGAGGACAAATCCCCCACTAGCAATACGGAAAGACCCTTGTAACCTCCCTGCTGCTCCTGAGAATACAATCCCTCCAGTAGGCGTTACGATACGTGTAGCAATTCCTGCACCAAGACCTGTGGAATAGCCAGCCACACCAGAGAGGTTTAAGCCCCCTACAGGCGTTCTAATCACGCCATAGCTCCTTATCCCTACACCAGAGAAGGTAATACCTCCTAGGGGTGTTCTAGTGATGCTACGGGCATTGGCAGCAACCCCTGTAAATACCAGCCCACCATCAGGAGTGATTGTTACAGAGAGAACACCCCCTGTTGCGGTGAACGAGTATAGTCCCAGAGGGATTAAACCAATGGGGTATGTTCCGTAAGCCATATATTACACAGGCCAGGTAGGGGTTACAGCATCAATCTGCGCCTTAGTAGTGCAAGCATTCACACTGATAATTGCGTTCTTAGCAGCCGTATAAGTGTTAATGAGACGTGTGTAAGGCGTAGTTGGGGCTTTAGCTGCACCCGTGAAGCTTTTCCAACGCTCAGCCTCAAGGTCCAGATCATCAAGCGTCTTGATTGCTGGAAAGATCAAATTGATACGAGCCATTCCATCGACTTTGATTGATTCGATTCGTCTCTGTTTCTGCTCGGCCAAGAGGTCAAATGAGTTGATGATTGATTGAACAGCTGTCTCATCACTACAAATGAGTACGTTATTATGCATCCTCATCCAATGTCCTGCTGTGGTAATTGCGGCTGACAATGCATCGCAATCCTTACCATTCAAATTAATAGCCATTACACCACTCCTAGAACAACACCAACGCTTGCGGTGGCACCTCCGGCAGCCAGACCTGTTGTCGGGCATGGGTTAGGAAGGGCACCAAAAGCTGTGTTAACTGTAAAACTAGCACACTCCACCATGCAATTCGATGAAGCCTGTCCCAAAGGAGAACTAAGATGGACTCCTCCATCCAATCTCCCCACCACTGGTGCCCCATCCGAAATCATAGCTGTGTAATACCACCCCGGAGTGAGTCTGATGGGAGCAACTGATCCTGAGATGTCTACACCACTAGTTGTTGAAGCTAATGCAGCCGTTTCAGTGATTAGTTCTGATGGAAACCCATCCCTCCCACAGCGATACAACCCCAAACGGATGTTGGTAGCTGCAACACCAGTTCCTACACGAGCAATAATAGACGAAATCTCCATTGCTGTTGCTAGAAGGAAAGGGACAACGTACAATCGGTTTGCCACAAGAGTGACAGCAGTGCTTGAAGCGTTGTTCACCGTCATGTGTTGAGAGACGATACGCCTACCTAAGGAGAGCGCTGCATTCCCACTTACCGAAGGGGCACAGATTTGCAAAGCTCCTGCCTCAGGCGTACAAATTACTCGCTTAGTTCCTGCTGCTAGCGAAATAACTGATGGCGTAGTGTTATCGTATGTCGTTCCGCTATAAGTGGCTAAGATTCTCGACCTCACCAGTGTATTACTGG